TCTTCCTGATTGTAAAGAACTTCATGCAACCATGCGTGACAGGGGTGTTGGTATAGAAAAGTCGGTGAACCCGCCACTTCAGGCTCATGTGTCTGACATGGACCGTGCAGTCAATGCCGCTCCCGGAGGATTGTCTTTTTATTCGAACATGCAAAGTGGTTCTGCAGGAAGGATCGGTCCTCTCTACGAGGTTGCTCCTGACTTGAACGGAATACAATTGAGTATATCCGAGCTGAGGGAGCTGATCGATCAGGCATACTACAAGGATTTATTTCTTGCATTGATGTACAGGTCAGGTGGTTCGGCTGAAAAGACGGCCCGTGAGGTCATATCTCTTGAGCAGGAAAAGCTTTTGATGCTTTCGCCAGCTCTTGAGCGGGCTGATGAGTACCTTGACGATGCGATAAACAGGATTTTCGGCATCATGATGCGAGGAGGCCTGCTGCCGCCTCCGCCTCCGGAACTGCAGGGTATGTCGCTGACGATCGAGTATGTTTCGGTTCTCGCGCAGGCCCAGAAGATGATTGAATCTTCGAAGATCGAGCAGGGATCAGCTTTTATCGCACAACTTGCCGGGATGTATCCTGAGGCAGCAGATATCCTCGATCCTGACCGTATCGGTGAGGGGTATCTTTCTGCGATACAGATTCCGCAGAAATACCTCAGGGACCCGAAGGTGCGCGAACAGATCCGTCGCGGTCGTGAGGAAGAGCAGCGCAGGATGGCCCAAATGGCTCAAGCACAGCAGTTAGCTGAGCAGGGCAAGACATTGTCCGAGACTGACTTGAGCGGACAAAATGCATTGCAGGCATTGCTGCAAGGCCCTGCCGGAGGTCTTGGTCAATGAGCAGGAAATACAAGGTAACCGACCATGAGGGGGCAAGAGAGCAGGAGGAAAGAGCAAAGATAGTCAGGGATATGAGGCTGCACGATCTGAACAAGATCGTTCAGACAGAAGAGGGAAGGCGCTGGATTTACTCTATTTTGGAACGCTGTCATATATTTCATCCTGTCATGACTGGGAATTCTTACACTTTTTTCAATGACGGGATGCGCCAGATAGGATTAATGATCATAGAGGAATTATCACACGTGGATCCGGAATTATTCGGCAAGATGCATGCCGAATCGTTCAAGTGGAAAGATTTGATTGATACGATACTGTACGGGAAGGAGGAAAATGATGATGAGTGAAGAACAGGTCACCGATAAGGGCACACAGACTGACACTGATATGCCTGACGGTGAAGAAGAAAAGAAACAACCTGTTGGCGAAGAGGAAGCGAATCAGTCCGCTGAAGGGGACAAGAAACAGACTGATAGCGAAAAGGAACAACCTGACGAAAAGCCTGAGGTCCCTGAATCGTACGAGTTCCCTGAAGATCTTGAAATGAACGATGAGCAAAAAGAAAAGTACACTGAACTTTTCAAGAAGCATGGAGCTTCTCAGGAAGCAGTCGATGAATTCACGAAGGAATTCAAGGAGCAGGTACAAAAGCTCAGAGAAGCCAGTGTTCAGGCCTGGTACGATCAGGTAAAAAAGTGGGGTGAGGAAGCGGAAAAGGACAAGGAGATTGGTGGATCTAATTTCCAGAAAAACATCGATTCCGTGATCGTCCCTCTTGTTAACAAGTTTGGCGATCAGCAGTTGATCGACGAGCTTGACCAGACTGGATTCGGCAACAATCCGAGGCTGTTGAAGATGTTTTATCGTATTGGCAAGGAACTTGGGATTGAGGCCGGGTTTGTTGAAGGTAAACCTAGCGGTGTTTCGGATTCAAAAAGCATAGCTGAAATAATGTATCCGACAATGTTTAACAAGGATAAACAGTAGGGGGTGTAAAAATTGGCAATCGAAGGAACGCATCTTCCCACGATGCTTGATTGGGCTAGGCGACTTGACCCGAAAGGGAAAATAGATACTGTCGTAAATCTTCTGGCAGAGACCAACCAGATTCTTGAAGACATGGTCTGGTTGGAAGGAAACCTACCAACAGGTCATCAGACTACCGTTGTCACCGGTCTTCCTGAACCTACATGGAGGACACTCTATGGGGGCGTTCAGCCTTCCAAGGGTACGACAAAGCAGATTACTGATACGTGCGGCATGCTTGAAGCGAGGCCCCATATCGACATCGACCTTGCCAAGCTGAATGGAAATTCTCCTGAGTGGAGATTGAGTGAAGAGAGGCTCCATATCGAAGGTATGAACCAGGCGATGGCGACTACTCTCTTCTACGGTGACACCCGTGATGATCCTGAAAAGTTCATGGGTCTTCACCCGAGGTTCTCGGATACCACTGCTGATAACGGCGGACAGATTATTGACGCCGGTGGAACAGGGTCGGACAACACGTCTATCTGGCTGGTGACTTGGGGGCCGAACACCGTCCATGGTATCTTCCCCAAAGGGTCGAAGGCCGGAATGCAGATTACCGATAATGGCAAACAGACGGTTACGGACTCTGATGGTGGGCGTTACGACGTCCTCGAATCCCATTACAAGTGGGATTGTGGTCTGACGGTGCGTGACTGGCGGTATGTGGTCCGCATAGCCAACATTGATATTTCGGATCTCGCTACCTTTAATTCTGCATCTGATGCTTCGGCAAACCTGATCAGGCTGCTTATTCAGGCGACGGAGATGCCTCCTGAGGTGAACCTTGGTCGCCCCGTGATTTACTGTAACAAGACTGTCAGGACGTGGCTCAGGATCATGATGAACGAAAAATCCAACGTACATCTTTCGCTCGATGAGGTTGCCGGAAAGAAGGTTCTTTCTTTTGATGGCATTCCTGTCAAACGTTGCGACAGGATCCTGAATACCGAGTCACGGATTGTTTAATAGGGGGTGTGAGAATTGATTCTCGACAAGAATCTTATTTTCAGTAAAGCTCAGGCGGTAACTGCTGTCGGGACACATAATTCTGAAAAGATAGCAGATATTGTCGAACCTGGTGATGCAGTCAATGAATTGTACTTCGAGGCCCGTGTCAAAACTGCATGCAGCTCTGCCGGATCTGCTACAGTTACGATTAATCTGGTCACCGATACCGATCCTGATCTTGGCGATCCGACTATCCTTTGGTCTTCCGGGGCAGTTCCTGTAGCCGATCTTACTGACAAGTACCTTTTTGGTTCTGTCAGGCTTCCGAAGCCCGACAAGCTGGAGAAATATCTTGGAGCGCAGATTGTTGTTGGGACTGCAGCTTTGACAGGAGGAGCTTTTGATATTTACCTGACTGACACACCTCAGACGAACATCAACGGGTAGGTGAGGTGAATGCGCTATCGTGTTTTAGCTGATTGTGTCGACTTGAACCAGAAGTTTCAGAAGAAAGGGAATATCGTTTCAGTTCCTGATGGCGAACCTGTCCCCAAGTGGTTCGAGCCTATAGGGAAGTCAACTGATAAGGCCCCTGTCGATGAACCTGTCGATGATGTAAGCGATGCTGAATTGAGTAGGATGACCAAGCAGGAACTCATGGACACAGCTGGCAAGGAAGGTGTGGATGTTCCTGTAGGTGCCACAAACGCCGAGATTGTCAGGCTGATCCGTGCTGACAGGAAGCGCAGGAAGAATCTTGCCGCGAAGGCAGAGGCCTAAATGTTTGTGGGGGAGGTTCTATTCTCCCCCACAACGTTTATGAGGTGATCGTATGGGGACCACAAGAAGGGATATATGGAATATGGCCTTGGCAAAGGCCGGGGTTTCGAGGCAACTGGTCGATGATAAAAATTTTGATAACCCGGTTGTCAAAACACTGGATGCGATTTACCGTCCGACTCTGCTTGCTTTTCTTCAAGAGCATTCGTGGAATTTTGTGAAGCGGATTGTTCCTTTGCAGGAATCTGATTATGAGCATATTCAATGGGACCATGTTTACCGGTATCCTGACGATTGTTTGTATATGAGGATGGTCACATCAAGAAGTTCGATTACCACAAGGAAGGAAATCCCAGTCCCGTACGAAATATTCACAGATGAAGCGACTACATTGATGCTTATCGGGACGTATGAGCCTGAAGCATACGGTATTTATACGACAAATATTGTTTCGGAGGCGATGTTCCCTCCGGCGTTTACGCAGGCTCTTGCAACGCGGCTTGCGGCCGAGCTTGCCATGTCGCTTCAGGGTGACCGTGGCAAGCATATGGATCTATTAAGTATCGCTGCCGAGCTTGCCGAGTTTTCGAAGGAAAACAATGCAAATGAGAACATCGAAGTTATTGGTGATCGTGACAGCAAATATACGAGGTCGAGGCTATGAGTGCTAGAAAGATGGGTTCTTCACCGACTCCAACGACATTCAAGATCCATCAGGTGGCTATGGTCGGTGGTGAGATATCACCGTCGTTATGGTATCGTCATGATCTTGAGAAAGTGCAGGTGTCTCTTGCAAAATGCCGCAATTTTATTCCTATGGCGGAAGGCGGAGTTACATTCCGCCCCGGGACATGGAAG